TATCTACTCCACATGGTATGAACCACTTCTATCGAATGTGGCATGATGCGGAGCGTGGTCAGAACGAGTATTGTCCCACGGAAGTGCATTGGTCTGAGGTGCCAGGTAGAAATGCCAAGTGGAAAGAACAGACTATAAAGAACACTAGCAAACAACAGTTTGCTATTGAGTTTGAGTGTGAGTTCCTAGGATCTGTAGACACACTGATAGCAGCATCAAAACTCAAGGCACTGGTATATGAACAACCTATAGAGCAAAATGGTAAACTTTCTGTGTATGAGAGACCATTTGAGAAAAGAGATTATATCGTGACAGTGGATGTGGCAAGAGGTATATCAAAAGACTACAGTGCCTTCATAGTTGCAGACATCACAGAGTTCCCATACAAGATAGTTGCTACGTATAGAGACAACGAGGTCAAACCTATGTTGTTTCCATCTATCATACATGATGTGGCAAAAGCATACAACAATGCATATGTTCTTTGTGAGGTAAATGATATTGGTGATCAGGTGGCATCCATACTATTCTATGATCTAGAATATGAAAACTTACTAATGGTTGCTATGAGAGGTAGAGCAGGTCAGATAGTTGGATCAGGATTCTCTGGTGTCAAAACACAATTGGGTGTCAAGATGAGCACCACTACAAAGAAGGTAGGTTGCTCTAACCTGAAGACACTGATAGAAGAGGACAAACTTATATTCTGTGATTATAATATTATATCTGAATTGACCACGTTCATACAGAAGAAACAATCGTTTGAAGCAGAAGAGGGTTGTAATGATGACCTTGCTATGTGTCTTGTTATATTCTCATGGTTGGTGGCACAGGATTATTTCAAAGAGATGACAGATCAGGATGTGAGGAAACGTATATACGAAGAACAAAAGAATGCTATAGAACAGGACATGGCACCATTCGGTTTTGTGCTTGATGGATTAGAAGAAGATGATTTGACTGACAGTGATGGTGAGAGATGGAAGAAGGCAGATGAGTATGGAGATAGGTCATATATGTGGGAGTACAATGGATAGACACAGGTTTTTATAAATAATTTCAGTCTAAAAAGAAGGACCCATAGGGAGTTAGAATGGCATTAAGACTTGCATCTCCAGGTATTTCAGTTAGAGAGGTTGACCTCACAAGAGGCGGAGTAGATTTTACTCTCAATGTTGTTGGTGGGCTAGCTGCTCCCTTCGCAAAGGGACCCTGTAACGAAATCACCAGAGTCAATAATGAGAATGAATTAGTTGAGATATTTGGTAAACCAGGAGTGGGTACCACTGATTATCACTATGAAACGTGGTTTGCAGCATCAAATTTCTTATCATACGGTGGTAAGTTAGATATAGTTAGATCTGTTGGTGGTGACCTAAACACAGCAAACGCTGCTGTTGGTTTGGCAAACACAACTCTTCTACTAGAAGGATTAGAAGATTACAATAACAATGAGGCAAGCGGTACCAACTGGTACTTCGCTGCCAAAAATCCTGGCCACTGGTCAGAGAATATAAAGGTAGCAATCATTGATAATGCTGCCGATCAAATCATCACACCAACCTTAGAGACAGGCACAATCGCTGCAACTAAGGTAGGATTTGCTGTCACACAACACTTGACAGGTAATACAATTGGTGTTGGTACAGTCACTGCTGCATCAGGTATACTGAAGGGTGTGGTTACTGGCAAATCATCGACAACAATCGACATAAAAGTCGTAAGCACTGTCATTGATGGTTCAGAAAAGTTAGTTGACTATACATCAGGATCACAGTTTGAGTTCAAGACTGGCACGATGCTCAACATCGTGAACAATAGTGGAACAACTGTAGGTAAGAGTTCAACAATCACATCTGCTGACTGGTATAACAGTCAGAATATACTCACAAGTGTAGCAGACGGTGGTTCAGATTTCACTACTCTCAAATGGAGAGCAGTGCTCAACAAACCAAAAACAAATAATTATGTATCCAATAGAGATGGAACGAATGACGCTATCCACGTTGTTGTTGTTGATGCTGGTGGTGGAGTCACTGGAAATGTCGGATCAATTTTGGAGAAATTTCCAAACTTATCCAAAGCCAAAGATGGAGTAGCATCTGGCAACGAAGCGATATTCTATAAAGATTTCTTAGCATCTAATTCAGAGTACATATTCTCTGGTGCTCACGTAACAAACGCAGACGATTCACATCACGGAACACTGGTACTACCAGGTGGTGTAACTGGATTCACATCTATAACTGCTGCTGAAGGTGCATGGGGTCAGGACGCTAAGAATATAAAATTCAGTTCTATAGGTAATCAAGGTTATTCACTAACAGGTGGACTTGATTACACAGGTGTGGGAGTATACAATGCACCACTAGGTGATGTGTTGACTTCTTACGAGAAGTTTACAGACCCTGTAGACAGTGACATCAGATTCCTACTACAAGGTGGATGCTCTGGATCAAAAGAAGAAGAGCAAGCAAAAGCAAACAAACTTATCTCGATAGCAGAAGGCAGAAAAGACTGTGTTGCGGTGATATCACCAAACAGAGGTTCTGTGGTAAATGTCACAGACTCTGCGACTCAGTTATCGAATGTCATATCATTCTTTAGTCCTCTTACATCGTCATCATACGCTGTATTCGACTCAGGATTCCAGTATGTGTATGATAGGTTCAATAAAAAGTTTGTTTATATGCCTTGTTCTGCTGACGTAGCAGGTTGTATGGTAAGAACAGACAGAGACTTCTTCCCATGGTTCTCACCAGCAGGTAATACTAGGGGTGGATTGAATTTTGCTGTAAAACTAGCGTTCAATCCTGGTCAAGATGCAAGGGATCAACTCTACTCAAATAGAATTAACCCAATCACATCAAGACCTGGTGACGGCATCGTACTATTCGGTGACAAAACTGCTCTCTCATTTGAATCTGCATTTGACAGAATCAACGTAAGAAGATTGTTCATCACAATTGAACAGGCGATTGAGAACGCTGCTAAATCTGTTCTATTTGAACTCAACGATTCAGGCACAAGATCAAACTTCATCAACATTGTAGAACCATTCCTAAGGGATGTTCAAGCGAAGAGAGGTATTCAAGACTTCCTCGTTATATGTGATGAAACCAATAACACACCAGATGTTATTGATCGCAATGAATTTCTTGCTGACGTATTCGTCAAACCTGCAAGATCAATCAACTTCATTGGTCTTACTTTTGTTGCTACACGAACTGGAGTTTCCTTCAGTGAAGTTGTAGGAACTGTGTAATAGGAGACCCACACAATTATGGCATTAAACAGAAACATTTTTTCGGTTCCCAACAACGAAAGATCAATTGACTCATTCAAGTCTAGACTTGTAAGCGGTGGTGCTCGTCCTAACCTCTTTGAGGTTGAGATGGACTTCCCTTCAGGAAATGGCATCTTTGATGATGAGATTGAGAACACAACTCATCGTATGATGATAAAGGGAGCACAATTACCAGCATCAAACATTCAAGAAGTTATCGTACCATTCAGGGGTAGGCAACTTAAGGTGGCAGGTGACAGAAGATTTGACCCATGGACAATCACAGTCATCAACGATGGAGATTTCAAACTGCGTGAAGCGTTTGAGAGATGGGCAAACTTTATCACTAAAGTATCCGATGGTTCAGGAACTATCAACCCAACTGATTACTTTGCAGATTGGGTAGTCAACCAACTAGGACGTGCATCAACTAATCTTGATACTCGTGGTGATCAAAGTAGTGCTACACTACCTGTGCTACGTAGATATAAGATGCATGGTTGTTGGCCATCACTTGTAAGTCCTATAGAGTTGTCTTACGACACAGCAGATACAGTTGAAGAGTTCCAAGTTACCCTACAAGTACAGTGGTGGGAAGCATACGACGGGCAAAACTCTGATTCTGTGGTATAATACATAGAAAGCAGGTAAAATAAATTATGGCTAAACTGTTCGGATTCTCTATTGAGGATCCTAATGAGAAGAAGAAGAAAGGTGTAATCAGTCCAGTTCCTCCCAATAATGAGGACGGGGCTGATTATTTTCTATCGTCTGGTTTTTACGGACAGTACGTAGATATTGAAGGTGTATTCAGAACTGAGTTTGATGTCATAAAAAGATATCGTGACATGGCACTACACCCAGAATGTGATACTGCTATAGAACATGTTGTAAACGAGGCG